ATTTCTTGATTTTCTTCCTGTTATTAGCCGTATTAGAAGAAACCTCGAAATTGCTCGGATTGCCAATCGTCATAAGATAATATGCAATCGGAATAACAGCATTATTGGATTTCAAGCTGTCTCTTGAAAATCCAAAGCTTGAAACAAGCAAAAATGCCTGAGTAATAGATGTTTTTATCGTTTGCCAGTTCTGCTCAATCTTGAGCATGTTTTGTTTGTTAAAATTATCGACCTTAAAAGCAATATCGCTAAACCCAGTCAACACCAAGGATGCCTTCAGAATGAAATCCTTGTTTACATTAAAGCCAGAACCTATCGTGTTGATGTAATCGACAAACTCTGTGATTTCTTTCCTTGCATCTAAAGATTCCCACTGTGCTGTAGCAATCGATAATAACAAATCTGAGTAACTCAATACTGTACCACCGCTATTGACGCGAATGAAAATTTGCAGAACTTTGTCCAGTTCCTCTGATTTTACTTTGTAATAGCTGATGCTCGGCTGAGTATGGATTACCTTAAAAAGCTGCGATAATGTCGCATTTGCAAAGATACACTGATTCTGTGTGTAAACACCAGAAAAAGCTATATTTTGCATTAGATAATTCATGACATCTCCTAATTCTGTCATGTCAAGTATCTTTCCAACTTCAAACCAGTAATGATCTGTGTCGTTCTTCACCTCATCAGCAGTGAGAAAAGAAAATTCATATTTATCCGTTTCGTCTTTCGCCTGTTCAACAATATTCAAATAAAGCTTTCTCTCCGGGAATGCAGCGTTGTTCTTCCACTGTTTAAACGGCATTTTGAATGCATAAGTTCCCTTTAAGCCAATATAAATAGATGTCAATCTTTGCTGGCCATCCAAAACAGCCATAACGTTGTCATTTCCAGTTAAGTTTATCTTTGGATTATGCCGTGCAGTTTTCTCATGATAATTCTGCAAAAAAGAATAGAAGTCATAGAGAGTATTTTGATCCTTAGACAGTTCCCAAAAAAGAAATGCACCAAACGGATAGTCCTGCATTACACTGTCAAAAAGTCTCTCAATTTGTGCGGTACTCCATACAAATTCTCTTTGAATTGACGGGAGAACATATTTATTAGCAGAAATATCCTTCACGACTTCTGCTATCGTTAATGGTGACTCATATGCCATTGATTATGCCTCCTCTTTTTTTACATATGTGAGCTGAATATCATAACCGAGAGCATCCAGCATCTCTACAAAAGTTTTATTAATAACACCATCGCCCTTTTTGATGATACGATTTGCATATTGTCCTGTTGAACCAATCATCTCTCCCAGCTGTGCCTGTGTTTTTCCAGCTTCTATACACTTGATTTTTACATCTACTTCTATATTATTTTTCAGCATTCGTATCACCTCATCTGAAATTTACAAAATAACACTAATCAGATAATATTATAACACATCTTTGTTTTCACTTCAATCTACTCATCTCGAAATTTGCACTTTGTACACATAGCAAAAACACCCAGGACATAAATCCTGAGTGTCGTATCTGCTTCATATCTTATTCTGCTCTCATTTCGGTGCCGTCTTTGAACACCACCGTCACATCTTCCTTGCTTTTTACTACAATTTTCTCCACCAAGCTACTCCATAGGGCATCGTCAAATTCTGTGATAACACCTTCCTGGTCTTTCAGGACTGTGATGAATCTGCCCATCTGCTCATACCTTGCTTCATTGTCAGAAATTGCGGTGCTGACTTCATCATACTGTGCTTTCAGCCTGTCATAGCGTTCCACCAAGGCATTGTAGCGTTTATTGTAATCATCCTGGTCTTGTGCCACTCGTGCGTTCTCTGCTACCGCATTCTGCGTAAGTTCTACCGTCACAGCGATTTCTTCCTGCAGGGCATTACGCTTGGTTTCCAATTCAGAATTATCACAGAGCATCGTTCGTATCATTTCGGTGTTAGCAATAATCTCGTCCTTTTCGGTAATCAGCCGGTTCAGAGCCTTTATAAAATATTCCTTGATTTCATACTCCGTCAGATGCGGAGTGGAGCATCCTGTCTTGTTTCTGAATTTATTATTGCACTGATAGATGATGCGGCGGTACTTGTCATTGGAATGCCACACCTTGGAACCGTACCAGCCGCCGCACTCCACACACTGCACCTTGGTGGAGAAAATGCTGACTCCGCTGTAGCGTTCTTTCCCTTTATTTCGCTTTGCAATTTCAGCCTGCACCAATTCAAAAATCTGCGGGTCGATGATTGCTTCATGGTTATTTTCCACATAATACTGCGGTACTTCACCTTCGTTGGTTTTCGTCTTCTTCGTCAGAAAATCTACCGTATAGGACTTCTGCAAAAGAGCATCGCCCTTGTATTTTTCATTGGTAAGAATACTCCGCACCGTTGACTGATTCCATTTATCCTTGCCGCCGGGTGTCTTGATGCCGCGTTTGGTAAGTTCTCCGGCGATGGTATGCATGGTCATGCCATCCAAGAACAGCTTATAAATCAGCTTTACCGTTTCTGCCTGCTCTGGCACCACCACAATCGATCCGTCCGGCCCTTTCTCATATCCAAGGAAACGGCTGTAAGCAAAGCTGACCTTGCCGTCTGCAAAACGCTTCCTGTGCCCCCATGTGACATTTTCCGAAATGGAACGGCTTTCTTCCTGTGCAAGAGAACTCATGATTGTAAGAAGCAGCTCTCCCTTGCTGTCGAAGGTCCATATATTTTCCTTTTCAAAATAACATTCGATGTTATGTTCTTTCAATTTTCGGATGGTTGAAAGTGAATCTACCGTATTTCTTGCAAATCGGCTGATCGATTTTGTTATGATAAGATCAATCTTTCCTGACAGGGCATCTGCAATCATCTGGTTGAATCCATCTCGATGTTTGGTGTTGGTGGCACTGATACCTTCATCTGAATATAATCCAGCAAACTCCCAGTCATCTCTGCCTTTAATATAATTCGTATAATAGTCCACCTGTGCCGCGTAGCTGGTCTGCTGATCCTCATGGTCAGTGCTGACACGGGCATACCCTGCCACCCTGCGCTTTTTCTTGCTGTCCACAGGCTTTGCAGTGAACTTGTTGATGGTGGCTGGAATCGTGGTTACTTTTCTTTTCGCCATTTGTCTCCACGCTCCTTCCTAAGATTTTTCATATAATTGCTCATCTGCTGTTTCAGTTCTGGTGTCCAACGTTCCTTCATGAGCCTGCGCATATGAGCCTTTTCTTCTTCCGTCTTTGGCCGGCATTTCTTTTTGGGGGCAAAGAAGGTCATATCGATATTACTGCCGTCCTTCATGATAATCTGCAACAGATTACCCGCACTAACATTAATGTGGTCTACCTTTTCTTGAATAACAGCATCATTCCATTCTTTTTCATCGAGTGCTTTTGCCAGCTGCTGCTTTAGATAATCTTCTCTCATCCCGATAGTTTTGCAGCCCTGTCCATGCTCCGCACACCGCCAATAATAAAATTTTCCATCTTCCGATGTTGCAGACGGCTGAGTGCATCTGCGGAAATTGCAGCCGCACTCAGTACATTTCAGCATTCCTGTCAATGCAAATTTAGTTCTGCAGTTCGGCTTTTTTCTTCGTTTCGCAGATATCCTTGCACGATACTCTGCTGTCCAGCAATCCTGATGCCCTGTGTTTGGGCAGGCTTTCTCAATAACTGTGCCGTCCTTCATATAAAATACCAGCGTATATACTTTGGGCACATCAATATGATCAACTTCCTCAAGAAACACCGTTTCATCAAATTCAGTAATTCCAAGGACTTCGGCACAGGCCTTTTTTAAATTTTTGTGATTTATCGTTCCGCTGACCGGGCAGCCATTACCAATTTTCTTTTTCTTCTTGCTGCCGCAGCTCCAATATTCCTGTCTGTGACCATTCTTGGTACGCAGGTTGTGCATATAACTCTGATTGCAGTATGGACATTTGATTTTCCCTGTAAAGCAGGTAGTGTTCAGGCTCTTATTTGCCAATGCACCAAGTTGCCGTCTTCGTTCCATTTCGTCCTGTACATACTGAAATATCTCCATATCAATAATAGCTTCGTGCGTATTTTCCACCCAATATTGCGGCAACTCCCCATGATTTTTCCTGCGCTTTTTATTGATTGGATCTTCGATAAACTCCTTTTGAAGCAGCATATTGCCAGTGTAAGTTACATTTGTAAGTATCTGCTTTAAATTGGAATCTCGCATCACGCATCCCTGTCTGGTGCGAATGCCTTCCTCTTCAAGTTCTCGTTCAGTTTCAAGCCTTGACTTGCCATCAACGAAATTTTGAAAAATCCGCTTTACAACTGTCGCTTCTTCTGGTACTGCAACAAGCTGATCGCCTTCCCAGCGGTATCCGTAGATTTGAAAGTGTCCATTCGGAATGCCCTGTTCAAAACGTTTTCTTGTACCCCATTTCACATTTTCGGAAATGGAACGGCTTTCTTCCTGTGCGAAGGATGCCAGAATGGAAAGCATCAGTTCTCCGTCACCACTCATGGAATTGATATTTTCCTTTTCAAATCTCACTTCCACGCCGATATTCTTTAAGTGTCTGACCGTTTCCAGCAGGTCAACCGTGTTTCTTGCAAAACGCTGTATGGATTTAGTGAGGATAATATCAATCTTTCCGGCTTCGCAGTCTGCAAGCATACGAAGGAACTCTGTTCGCTTGGCTGTACCGGTCCCACTGATGCCATCGTCAGCGTATACCCCTGCAAATTCCCATTCCGGCTTTTTCTGAATCAGCGCGTTGTAGTAACTGATCTGAGCAGAAAGGGAATGGTGCATCCTCTCGGATTCCATCGAGATTCGTGCATAGCCAGCAACCTTTTTCTTTGCCGCAACTGTCGGCATGGTCGGCTCTATTTTGCTTATTTTTCGCACAAAATCAACTCCTTTCGCTACTATATATCACTCTGATTGCCTGTTATAGCAAGTCAATGTCGGCAAATAATGTACCCAAAGTTGGCCGATATTTTTCCTGCATTTTTGTATCAATTACAGCGTATTCTTCCTTCGATATCAGGCTATTTTTCAGCATTCTTCTTGCTATGCTCATAGTAGTCTGATA